CTGGGCTGCTCAAGCACAAACAACCAGTGTTTCACTACCTCGTGATGAACCCATTCAATTGGCGCACCGGCAATGACCTACACGCGCTGATGAAAGACTTCGACAAGCGCGGGTATACCTACTGGGTCTGGCTCGTGCCATGCGAGGAGGAGGTGCAGTACGAGATTAGTTTCTACCAGCCACAGGTCAAAGGCAGCTTCGTGCTCACCAGCGTTGAGAAAAAACCCAAGGCCAAACGGTAAGAACATACATCGGGGACGCTGTCCCCATTCAATCCCAACCGTTGCCGGTGCGGTTCACCGGCGTTTCAAGGAGTAAGCAAATGAAAGACGCATTCAAAATCAAAGCAAAGACCGCCGCTCGTGGCGCTACCATCGAAGCAGCTCGTGCCCTCATCCGCCCAACGATGATCAAGCAGCCTGTCGTTGCGAGAATCTTTAACTCTCTACCTGCGGCTGTCCGTGCCGACGCTCGCATCTCTCTGTCCTCGGGCAGCGACGTTGTGTACATCTCGGTCTTCCTGCATCAGCTCGACTCGTTCAAGGATCGCAAGCTCACCACCTTGCTGGAGAAGTTCGTTGATTGGAAGAGCCAGAGCGTGGACTACACATCGTCAAGCCAGCCCAACCGTGACTACATCTTCACCCGTGACTTCACATGGGAGCACGACAAGCGCAGCATTGCATACAAGAAGCTGATCAAGGAACAATACAACGCGCCCAGCACATTCGGTATCTGCATCGGTGTGTATGCGTATGTGAAGGAGGACAGCGCAAGCTGCCGCATCGTGGTCAAGACACATGAGGAAGTGGTGACCAAGGAAGAACGCTTCATCGTGTGCGACTGATAAAGGAGAAAGTAAATGAACGTGTATCTAAACGGAAAACTGATCGTCGTCGAGAGCAACATTGCATGGGCGCTGCCCTATTGGACAAAGCGCAAACAAATCAACAAAAGAATTACATGGAGAATGAAATGAAGAAGATGTTTGAATTCATTGCGTTTTACCGGGGCAAGCAAACCGTGGTGCAAGCCGCTACTAGCTACGAAGCCCAGCTCAAAGCCGCTGCCTTCTTCAAAGCGAAGAAGTCCTACGAGGTGACAGTGTTGCGGGCCGATGTGCCCGTTGACCCTGCTGCTATCTGAATCCGGGGGAGGTTTCTCCCCCAAGCGTGGGGACTGCGCTTCAGTCTCGTGTTAGTTCATCTCTTAATCTTCAAGGAAGTAAATCATGGCTCATCAACTCGACACCATCTCTCGTGCAACCGTCTCCTATGCATCCACTCAGCGTGAGTGGCATGGCCTTGGGCAGCTCATGCCTGTTGGCCAGACCGTTGAGCAGTGGCAGAAAGCTGCCAACATGGACTACGCCATCAAGCGTGGTCGTGTGCGTTACTCCACATCCCACCTTCAGGCTGACACGCTGGCCTCTGATCTCCACGCAGTGGACGACAAGGTCGTGCTGTTCCGCAATGACACAGGCGCTGCGCTCGGTGTGGTCTCTGACTCTTACAAGGTCGTGCAGCCCGCCGAGGTGCTTGAGTTCTTCCGTGAGTGGGCAGACAAGGGCGGCGTGACCATCGAGTCTGCCGGTGTGCTCTTCGGTGGCCGTCGCTACTTCGCAACCGCGAAGCTTGCCGATGCTGTCTCCGTCGATGGTGGGCGTGACAAGGTTGTGCCCTATGCACTGCTGTCCACATCCGCTGATGGCTCGCTCGCTACTGAGTGCAGGTGGACTACGGTGCGCACGGTGTGCAACAACACGCTTAGCATGGCGCTCAAGGGTAAGTCTGCCTTCAAGGTATCGCATCGCTCAGTGTTTGTGGCCGACGATGCACGCGACGCAATCGAGGCTGCTAATGAGGAGTTCGGTTCGTTCATGACGATGGCGCGTTACCTAGCCACTGTGCGTGTGAAAGCAGACGAGGCCGAGGACATGACAGTCAAGCTGCTGACCAAGTCGAGCGAAGCTGTTGCCCGTGAGTCTGCTGCCTTCGACCGCATCATGGCACTGTTCAATGGCGAGGCCAAGGGCAGCGACATCGTGACAGCGCACGACACTGCATGGGGCTGGCTCAACGCTGTGACTGAGTACGCTGACCACCACATCCGTGCTCGCACTGATGAGAACCGCAAGGCATCCGCGCTGTGGGGCCCAGGCGATGCGCTCAAGCAGAAGGCAGTGGCATTGCTGACTGCGTGATAGATCGGGGACATTGTCCCCAACCGTTGCCGGTGCGGTTCACCGGCTATTTAAGTAACTCAAGGAAGTAAATCATGATCGAAGTAGTTAACACCACCATCGAAGCAACCACCCAGGAGAACCAAGTGACTGAAGCAACCACCAACACCATGACCCTCACCACACCCCAACCCGTTGACCTGCTGCAAAGCCTGATGAAGCTGATCGACGAGCACATTGAGAAGAAGATCGCTGATGCAGTGCAGGCACGCATCGCTGCGTTGGAAGAACGGATGAACAACATCACGACAGTGACCGACGAGCGCATCCGTGAGATTGCCGAGGAGGTGGCGACGCAGACGATGGGGGATCACACGAACGAGTACGACCACGACGACTACGACGATATATCCAACGGGTTGGACGAGAAGATCGGCGACGCCATCTATGACTACAACATGGACGACAAGATCAGGGACTCGCTCAGCGCTGCGCTTGAGGACGTTGATCTGGAAGACAAGATCAAGGATGCCCTCCGCGACATGACGTTCAACGTCAGCGTGGACTGATAGTTGTGTAACCGGGGGCCTTGTGCCCCCACCTTTAGGAGAAGCAAGTGAACAGGTATGTCATTCAAATGAAGAAGGTCATTGTGGTAGAGATCGATGCCGAGTCAGCAGACGAGGCGCTTCAGTACTGCATGGACAAGGATGGGTTCAACGATAGCTGGTACTACGCTGAGCCTCAATGTGAAGTGATCGAAGAAGGAGAAAGCAAATGAAGAAGTACTACGTTGAATTCAAGCGCGTGGCCTACCTTGAGATCGAGGTCGAGGCCGAGACCCCCAGCGAGGCCGAGAACTTAGCGTGGGCTGCGCTGGACAAAGACCCTGAGCAAGAGGGCAAGGACTGGTACGTCAACCAAATACACAAGGAGGAGCAATGACTGACAACGAGAAGAAACTGTACGACGCACTGATGGTGATCTTGGGCACGCCCATGCTGTCACAACATCTGCGCTTCAACGACCCGATGGCATACACCCAAGCAATCGAAGCAGTGTTGCAAGCTAAGGATGGGGTGGTATGCACATACTGTGGCCGGGACTTGGAGGATAAGCAGGAGCTTGTCACTGGGTTGTGTACTAGCGACGACTGCCCACGCCATGATGAGTGAATACCTACAACGCCAACGCCTGCTCGATGCAGGCTACACATGGGACGAGGCAGAGGATGAGCTGGCCGACAGAGCATCGGATGCGTACGACCGAGAGAAAGACTATCAAGTAGAGGAGAGAGCAAATGCTAAGCAGAGCTGAAGTAGTGGAGCGCGTGGTGCTGCTGATCGCAGTCATCGTGCTGATGTTGGACGTTTTATTTTGGAGGCCATGATGAAGATTGACTGGGCGCTGCTACGCAGCCAGAAACTTACCCTCTTGCACGTTATCGATCTCAGCCCGCCCAAAGTGGCGGAGGACTTGACGGGTATCTTGCACATACTCGACGCATTACAAGACGAAGCCGCCGCCAACAGCGAGATCGGCATCAAGGAAGTGTTCGGAGAATATTAACCAAGGAGAAGCATCATGCTAAGTATCGACACCAACGCCAAGACCATCAAGGGTCAGCAATACGGATACCTCACGGGTGTCCTGTATCTCGCGCCCTACACACTGTCAGGGTACAACACCTGCGCTATGGCGCACATCGCTCAGTGCCACGAGGGCTGTCTCAACAGTGCAGGCAGGGGCGCATTCAACAGCGTGCAGCAAGCACGCATACGCAAGACCAAGCTGTTCTACGAGGACCGGGACGCCTTCTTTGCCGCGCTCATTCCCGACATTACCCTGCTCATCCGCAAAGCACGCAAGCTTGGTCTTATCCCTGTGTGCCGCCTCAACGGTACATCGGACCTACGCTGGGAGCTTATCGCATTCACTTACGAGGGCATCTACTACAACAACATCTTTGCGATGTTCCCCGACTTGCAGTTCTACGACTACACCAAGCTAACCAACCGCAACGTCGAGCACATACCCAACTATGACCTGACGTTCAGCTACTCCGGTGTGCCTGCGTTCCAACGGCATACACAAAAAGCTATCGACAAAGGGTACCGCATAGCTGTGGTCTTTCGTGATCGTGCCGCTATCCCTCCCACATTCCTCGGCACGACCTGTGTCGATGGCGATGACTCTGACCTGCGCCATGAAGACCCGCCCGGTGTGGTCGTTGCGCTGTATGCCAAGGGCAAAGCCAAGCGCGATACCTCTGGCTTCGTTGTGGATGTTTGACCCCCTTGCATAAGCCCTAGGGCTTATGCTACCCTTCGTGTTCTCGTTTAGTTTTTAGGAGAAGCAAATGACTGGAAGTCTTGGAGAAGTATTAAAAGAAGCTCTGGCCCGTAAGTGGGCGGAGGATGACGCAGCGCACAAACAGATGGAGGAGGCCAAACCCGCGCCCGCACCTACGGGCAAGAAACTCTTTCCTGTCACCAACAACCTGAGCCGCGCTACGTTCAATCACATCAAGTACAACCCTGCGACGCGTGCTGTGATCACCGACGAACTCAAGAGCATGGGCTATAAGTACAGCTCTATTGCCTCTGTCATATCGCAGATGGTCAAGCAGAAGTTGGTGACCATCGACAGTGCAGGCGTGCTGCACGCCATCGTGCCTGAGTACATGCCACTTAAATCATCCAATGTTTTTAAGAAAGCCAAGCCTGTGAAAGCAAAGCAACCCAAACGACCAGTGTCTTCTTCTCCTGCGGGGCTGGCGGCTATCGTGCCTGCCCTCGTGCCCGTGCCTGAACCTACGCCTGCCCGTCCGCTTGTGCCTGTGCTTGGCTGGTCAACGGATGAGATTCTGGAGAACCTTGATGTGAAGCAGGCCGTTGCTGTGTACAAGGAGCTGAAGAAACTTTTTGGAGAAGTGAAATGATCGAGAACGCCAAGCGTACAGAACCGTGGGTACCCGTCGGGCATCCTGATTTCAAATGGTCAAGTGGTGCGGATGTGCAGGCACTGTGGCGCAGGTATGGCTGGACTCCTCCGAGTGAACAGCGCCCCGCGCTGCCTGACGACACTGAGGTGAAGGAAAGGAAATGGCAGTGAAAGTTGACAAGAACATCCCCATACCCGTCAAGTTTCCCTTTGCGGGGATGCAGGTGGGCGACAGCTTCGCTGTGCCGCCCGATGTCAAGCGACCTGCCGTCACTGTGGCTGCAATGCGCTTCGGGCGTCGGCATGGTATGCGCTTTACCGTGCGGCAAGTGGCTGATAAAACATACCGATGCTGGAGGATTGAATGACTGCCAACAACCCGTTTGACTGGAAGAACTACACGCCCACCATCAGCTTCGCTGATCTGGAGAAGGCCCGCAAGAATGCATACCAAGCAGCGCGGTACATCAACGAGCAGAGGAAGCAAGGCATAGAGCCAAGCGCACCCTACACCGAGCGCACAGACATATCGTTCGGTGACAAGCCCAAGGAGATGGTTATTGACATGCCCGTCATGCCGATGCACAAGAAGACACTGAAGAAGAAAGCGAGGAAGCAATGACTGATCAACACAAGGTGTTCAACGAACTGATGAAGAGGGCCCAGACAGAAAAGGGCCTCGACACAATAAAGTTTGCCGAGTCGATTGTTCGCAGGTGCGCCGAGGTGCTCTGGGCAATTGATGACGGTGAACTGCACGAAGAATACGTACGGGCCCTGAAAAAACATTTTGGAGTTAAGCAATGACCGATCAACAGATGCTGGCTGTACTGATAAACATGTACCAGTCGCAGATCGCCGTGGCGCAGGCCATGATGTACGCGATAAGCAAGTTCAACCAAAAAGATGACGAGTGGGCTTGGTATGCCCTGCTTTCATGGTGCAGGTACAAGGACATCCGGGACGCCCATTGGGCAAAGTTCAAGCACCACTACCCCGATGCGATGTCACTGAAGGAGGGCGTGAGCTATGACTATTGAAACCATGAAGCTGGCGCTGGAGGCGCTGGAGGCACACGCAGACATTGGCATCAAGTCCGACAAGGCCATCACCGCCCTCCGCACCGCCATTGAGACGACCAAGAAGCAGGAGCCGGTCGCGTGGGTTAATCACGGTGAAAACATAATCACCCGAGTTAAAGGATGGGATGGCTATGGTGCCCTATACACCACCCCACCCGCAGCACAGCGCCAGTGGGTAGGGCTGACGGATAGAGAGCGCGATCAGTTTTACAAGTACGTCACCATGCCTGATCTTGTAAAAGCCATCGAAGCCAAACTCAAGGAGAAGAATGGTCTACAATGAAACGTAAGGAGTTTTGTTATGACTATTGAAAAAATGATTTTAGAACACTTGATGTACACGCCTCAAGATGGAAAAGTTTGGTGGATCAAACACCCAAGACGCTCAACAGCCAACGGGACTGAAGCTGGAAACATGATGAAAAACGGGTATCGAAAGCTCAAGTTTTGCGGCAAGCAATATTTGACCCATCGTGTTGCTTGGCTATTGCATCATGGGTCTTGGCCTGTTGGTGACATTGACCACATTGACGGCAATCCAGCAAACAACAAACTTGAAAATCTACGCGATGTTTCGCACAGCATAAATTTGCAAAATAGAAAATCAACAACCACAAAAAACAAAACTGGACTTTTGGGTGTTGTGAAACGCAGGAACAAATACGCCGCACACATCCACAAGAACGGGAAGCAAATTTATCTTGGCTTATTTCCAACTGCTGAATTAGCTCATCAAGCCTACAAGGAGAACACATGAAAATAAAACAGTGCCCCAAGTGCTTAAAGAACAGGTTCAACAACAGCCCTGTGTCGTTTGTATGGTGGGCCGTGCATGGACACGGCTATATGTGCTGGCATTGTTTTGACAAGCTCAAGGAGCGTAACCATGACTGAGATGACAGAAGCACAGCGGCTGGCTGATGCGCTGACACGAGCCATTCAACAGGCTGACGCTGAAGACAGTGTGATTGACGTTGCCCGTTGGTTTGTCGAAGACTCAGCCGCCGAACTGCGCCACCTGGAGGCAGTTAACGCGCAACTGCTGGAGGCGCTGCGTGACATGGTAAACACGCTGACGGACGGCCCAGATGAGTCAGACATTGCTCGCGTTTTCAGCGTAGCTCGCGCCGCTATCGCTGCGGCAAGGGGGCAAGAATGAAAGAAGACATTATTGCAATGGCGCGGGAGGCTGGGTTGCAAACTGATACATCAGGGGTGTGGGTTGACGACGGGTATATTGAAAATCAACTTGAACGCTTCGCCGCCCTTGTCCGTGCTGATGAGCGCGAGGAGTGCGCAAAGGTAGCCGAGAACATGCTCAGGTTTTATACGCAAGCTGTGACCGGAGTGCCGCAAGCGATCAGGGCAAGGGGGAAAGAATGAGCGATCAATTCAACAGTTGGTGGAACAACGGCGAGTCGCTGACCGACAACCCTTACGAGCCAGATTCCGCTGCTTTCTGGGCATGGGAGGGCTGGTGCGCGGCGGTTAAAGCCGAGCGAGAGGCGTGTGCGAAGTATTTTGACGAGCATTGGCGCGAAACATGGACGGACGAACAGATTGCTGACGCAATCAGGGAAAGGGGGCAAGCATGAAACGCGATCTGTACGACTTCACCACACCACCAGACACACCCAAGGAGGCGTACACAACCATGTACTACTTCCCGCATGAATACAAGAGTAGCGTGGGTCTTCAGTCCCGATCACCTGCGCTCAACGACCTGCCTTGCATGGCAGCACACTACGACCTGGGTGGAAGCCTGCTGTTTACACGGTTCATCTTTAAGGATGGCACATGGAGGGATGAGAAATGAAAGATGACATCATTGCAATGGCGCGGGAGGCTGGTTTTGACGTTGAAGAATTGGACCGTTTCAATTACAGGCCGCAGTTTTCCTTTACCTGCACGAATTCTGAACTTGAACGCTTCGCCGCCCTTGTCCGGGCTGATGAGCGCGAGGCGTGTGCGAAGCTGTGCGAAACCTTTTACAACCACGAAGCCAAGGACTGCGCTGACGCAATCAGAGCAAGGGGGCGAGCATGAAAAACTGGATCATGGAGTTGTGTCCAGAGATCGTCGCATGGCAGGCGGAACTGATTGCTGAAGAGGCGCAGAAGTGTGTACTCGCCGAGCGCGAGGCGTGTGCGAAAGTGTGTGAAGAAGTTGGCAATCGAGACAGAGACAGCCATGCGTGGGACGCAGCAGCCGCCATCCGAGCAAGGGAACAAGACCCCATGCCCCTGTTCGACGACTGGGATAAGGAGTGGAAATGAAATACGAACAAGCCAAACCTTTGGTGGAGAAGCTGACCGACCTCGCCATCCTGTATCACGCATCACCCTCTGTGTTGCGGTTCAAGATTTACACGGCCCTGGATGAGTACCTGCCTGATATGGATGAGGGCTGTCGCACCCGTGGATGTATTGCTGTAGATGACTTTGCACCAAAGGAGAAGAAATGATTATTACTGATGATGGCGCTGAGATTGACAGCGCGATAGATCTTGAGGTCTACGGTGACTGGATTAAGTTCACTGATGGCGAGGGAGCGGTGGTGAAGATCCCGCCGAGTGTGGTCAAGCAACTGCTGGAGTTTGCAATGGCAAATGAAAGTGAGTTTGATGAGAGGGCGTGGTAATGAACGACGTACATTCATGCAACCACGCATGCCAGCGCCCTGCCTGCGCGATAGCCCAACGGGATCAACTGTGGCAACTTGTGCAGAAGATATACAGCGTGGTCAATGAACTTGAGCCAAAGAACCGCTGGACGCTTGACCAAGCAATGGCGTACGCCATCGACAAACTGAAGGAAAAGAAATGAAGTGTCCCGTATGTGGAAAGAAAACTCTGATCTTGGAGACCCGGCACGATGACATCACCAACACTGTCTACAGACGACGCACCTGCACCAGTGGGCACCGATCAACCACGGTGGAGTCAGTCGCGGCTGTTGGAACTAAACGCGCTCCAAAGCGGTCAGTGGTGGCCGTTCAAGAAAGCGGACCCAAGGGTGCTGGAGTACCTGCACAAAAAGCAAAAGCAAGACACGATCAACAACGCTGAAAGGGCGTGGCTATGAAACTAGAAGACGGACTCAACGGAACACGCGCTGACGACCTGCAAGTCAGCGGCAATCACTACAAAGATATGCCTATCCAACCGTGGCATGTGATGGAGGCTGTGCTCACGCACACCGAGTTTGTTGGCTTCCTCAAAGGCAACATCATCAAGTACAGCCTGCGAGCTGGGCGCAAGGACGGCAGCGACGACGCAGGCAAGGCCAAGCACTATCTGCAAAAACTGCGGGAGGTCGAGCGTGGCGAGTACTCCTGAAGCCAAGGTGAAGAAGGCCGTCAAGGCCGTGCTCGATGAGCTACACATCTACCACTTCTCGCCCTTCCAGGCGGGCATGGGACGCGCTGGCATACCCGACATCATCTGTTGCTGCAACGGACGCTTCGTTGGGATAGAGTGCAAGGCAGGCAAGGGCAAGACCACGGCGCTGCAAGACCGTGAGCTTGCCGCGATCCATGCCGCTGGTGGGTTTGCTTATGTGGTCAATGAGACCAACATCGCTGAACTGAAAGAGAGATTACTATGGTTGAAAACAAAGGCGGATTTTTATGACTGATATTAAGAACGCTGAAGACATGGAGCGTATGCTGGCGCTGATGGACCCGGAGCAACACCAGCATCTGCGGATGCTGATATCTGAAGTCATCCAGTGCTATGTGGATGAAGACCTGCACGGCCTGCTGCTGATCGGGCGCGAGCAAAACAAACCGATGAAGGTCATCGCCATCAACGCCACAGAGATGGAGGCCGCTGCGCTGCTGTCAACCGCAGACATATACATTAACTACACGGTGATGGAAGATGCACCGCCCAAGGAGAACTTCAATTGAGTAAGCCATACGATCAGATTCTGGCAATTGACTTTGAAACAAGGTGGAGTAGCAAGAGCTACACACTGACAAAGATGACAACCGAGGAGTACATTCGTGACGAGAGGTTTAAGGCGTTTGGAGCGTGTGCCCGTGTTCTTGGAAGCGACGAGCCTATTAGATGGGTTGGAGGACCAGACCTACCTGAGTTCTTTTCTGGAATCGACTGGGGGCGAACCGCAGTGCTTGCGCACAACGCACAGTTCGATGTATCCATACTGGAGTGGGTGTATAACGCACACCCCGCATTCATCTTCGACACCCTATCAATGGCACGCGCTCTACGCGGTGTGGAAGTTGGAAATTCCTTGGCAAAGCTTGCAGCGGACTTCTCTTTGCCGGAGAAGGGCAAAGCTGTTCACTCCACTGATGGACTCCAAGAACTTACCCCGGACATCGAGCGGGAACTCGCTGCGTACTGTACGCATGATGTGTATCTGTGCGAGGAGATTTTCACACGACTGGTCTCTGGCTACCCAGCCAAGGAGCTACGCCTCATCGACATGACGCTCAAGATGTACACCCGCCCGGTGCTTGAGCTGGATCAGAACATGCTGCTCGATGCCATCGAGGAAGAGCGCGAGCATCGGGAGGGGCTGCTGTCCAAGCTGGGGATCGATGAGAAGGTGCTGGCATCGAACGATCAATTTGCACAGGCGCTGAAGACGCTAGGCGTGACGCCCCCGATGAAGAAGAGCAAGACGACCGGCAAACCGGCACTGGCCTTGGCCAAGAACGACGCCCTCTTCCAAGCGCTGCTCAACTCAGACAACCCCGATGTGGCGGCACTGTGCGAGGCAAGGCTCAAGGTCAAGTCCACCACCGAGCGCACCCGTGCCCAACGCTTCTACAACATCGCATCGCGTGGCACCCTGCCGGTGCCGCTCAGTTACTTCGGTGCATCGACGGGACGCTGGACGGCCAGCAAGGGCAGCGCGATCAACATGCAGAACCTAAAGCGCGGCAGCTTCCTGCGCAAGGCCATCATGGCCCCGGAGGGATACCGGCTAGCCGTGGGTGACCTGTCTCAGATTGAGCCGCGTGTGCTGGCGTGGCTGGCTGACTACGAGGAGCTGCTGAACATCTTCCGCTCTGGCGGTGACCCGTACGCACAGTTCGGTGCGCAGATGTTCGGCATCCCCGGCATGACCAAGGACAGCCACCCTGTGGAGCGACAGTCTGCCAAATCGGCGCTGCTGGGGGCTGGCTATGGCCTAGGGTGGGCAAGCTTTGCGCAGCAGCTACTCGTGGGCTTCCTCGGAGCCAAGCCGCTGCGCTACACCAAGGCCGACGCTAAGAAGCTCGGGGTCACCGCCGACGCCATACAAGCCTTCCTCACCAACGACGATCATGTGGCGCGGATGCTGGAGATACCACACACCTGCACAGAGGCGGAGCTGCTGATCCACTGCCTCACAGCCAAGGCGATTATTGAGAAATACCGCGCTGCAGCATGGCCCGTCAAGACGTTCTGGAGCATGATGGAGGAGCTGATGGTGCGGTGCCTTGCGGGTGGCGAAGAGTTCGTGTATAAATGCATCACCTTCCGCAAGGAAGAGATCGTGCTGCCGAGTGGCATGAGCATCAAGTATCCCGATCTGCGTCAAGAGAAGGATGACAAGGGTGCCAAGCGGTGGGTGTATGGGCCGGAGGCCACGCCCTTGTACGGTGGGAAGATCACGAACAACGTGGTGCAGGGCACTGCGCGTGTTGTGATGACGGACGGAATGCTGCGAGTATCCAAAAGGTACTTCGTGGCTGGCACTGTTCACGATGAACAGATCGCTGTCGTACCAGACGGCGAGGCCGAGGAAGGACTCAAGTGGATCATCGAACAGATGACGCTTGAGCCGAGCTACTTGCCGGGGCTACCCTTGGCCGCTGACGGTGGTGTGCACCGTAGATATGGACTGGCGAAGAACTGATGAAAGACGACGCATTAATTGACTACGCCGCAGGTCTTATGTACATAGAAAAGCTTGCGAAGGAAATTCACCACTGCTGCCTTGAGCGGCAGTTTCCAGCAGCAGAAGAGAAAGCGTTTGAGATAGCGGCTGAAGCGCGGCTGCTGGTCCAGACACTGCGGCACATGCAAAACAAATAAACAGGAGAAGCAGATGACAGATCGGATAGCAGTGCAATTTGAGCAGTTTCACACAGCAAACCCTTGGGTGTATCGGCGGCTGCGAGACTTGGCGCTGGCCATCAAGCAGACGGGCCGCGATCACTACGGAATGAAAGCGCTCTTTGAGGTGCTGCGCTTTGAGCACGCACTGGAGACAAACAAAGCAGATGGGCTGAAGCTGAACAACAACTACACCGCGCTGTATGCCCGCAAGCTGGGGCAGGAGGTGCCGCAGCTTGAGCACTTCTTTCATTACCGAGAACGCAAACCGCGCTGGATACAGGGGCAGGTGACGTTCGGCGGCGACAGGGTTGCCAGAAGTGTGGACGCGTGGGACAGAGCAATTTAACAGGAGAAGCAGATGCAACTACCAAGGAAGATCAAAGTCGGTGACCGCTGGTACTCAGTGGAAATCGTAGAGACGATGGAACGCCGGGCGCAGATGGGGTGCGTGTACTACGGTACCGGCGCTATCGAGGTTGCCACCAAGAGCAACACAACCAACAAGCCCTATTCAAAGAACGAGATAAGTGATACGTTCTGGCATGAGCTGACACACGCAATCCTCTATGACATGGGCAGCACCATGTACAGGAACGAAAAGTTTGTGTCTCGCTTTGCCAGCCGTCTCGCCAAGGCAATCAACACAGCGAGGTTTTAATGCCAAAAGTAACTTGGTCACACAGCTCCCTCAAAGACTTCGAGGGCTGCGCCCGCAGGTACCACGAGGTCAAGGTCTTGAAGCACTACCCGTTTCAGGAGACAGAGGCGACACGATATGGCAATCAGGTGCATGAAGCGCTGGAGTTGTACATACGAGACGGCAAGGAGATTCCCCCGCAGTACGCCCAGTTCAAAGATGTAGCTGACGCCATGATCCAAAAGCCGGGACGCAAGCTGGCCGAGTACGAGATGGCGCTGAATATTGACCTCAAGCCCACGCAGTGGAAGGCTTCTGACGTATGGGTGCGCGGCATTGCCGACATCCTGATCATCGACGATGAGAACCTGACGGCATGGGTGGGCGACTGGAAGACCGGCAACAACAAATACCCAGACCGCGATCAGCTTGTGCTCATGTCTCTCATGGTCTTTGAACACTTCCCGCATATCCGCAAGGTCAACTCGGCGTTGCTGTTCATCGTGAAGAACGACATGGTCAAGCTGTCGATGACGCGTGATCAGAAGGACGCATTCTGGTGGAAGTACCGTGAGCGCCTAGCGCGGCTTGAGGCGTGCTTTGAGAACAACATCTGGAACCCTACCCAAACCCCCCTGTGCGGTTGGTGCCAAGTGACCAACTGCGAATTCAACCCAAAGCATTGAGAGGACATCATGACCCAAGTAAATGGCAAGCGTGATTACAAACACGCCTATAAGCTGCAAAAGAAAACCGGCGAGACTGATGATCAACTGGAGCGGCAGAAAGCTCGCAGGCTTTACGACAAGAAGGGCATCGACCGCGCAGGCAAGGACATCGACCACAAGGTGCCGCTTCGCAAGGGCGGCAAGACATCGCCGGGTAACTTGAGACTGCGAAGCAAGAGCGCCAATCAAGGCGACAACAAATAAAACCCAAGGAGAAGCAGTGGAGATCATCGAGAACAAAGCGCTGCTGTTCAAGACGCGCAACCCACACAAGTACAGCATCATCCCCAAACACAAGGTGCGCCCTGTCGATGGTGGCTATGAAGTCGCCGTCTACTGGGGGCTGGACGAGGCGCGGGTGCTGCGCAACCTGGGCGTCAAGGATGTGCCCTCGCCTATTACCAAACGCTACGACTGGCCGGGACGCTACAAGCCCATGCAGCACCAGATCGAGACGGCTGCGTTCCTCACCATGCATCGCCGTGCGTTTGTATTCTCCGAGCCGGGGACAGGCAAGACGCTCTCTGCGCTGTGGGCTGCCGACTACCTGATGAAGCTTAACAAGATTCGCCGGGTGCTCATCCTGTGCCCTCTGTCGATCATGCACAGCGCGTGGATGGGCGACATCAACAACAGCGTCATCCACCGCAGCGCCATCATTGCCCACCACCCGAAAGCTTCGCGGCGTATCGAGATGATTCAGCAAGATTACGAGATCGTCATTTCCAACTACGAGGGACTGAACTTGATTGCTGATGAGATCAAGGCCGATGGCCGCTTTGATCTGGTTATCGTTGACGAGGCTAACGCCTACAAGACCAACACCACACGGCGCTGGAAGTCACTGGCATCAATCCTGACGCCCAACACCTACTTGTGGATGATGACCGGCACACCTGCGTCGCAATCTCCTACAGATGCCTACGGCTTGGCCAAGCTGGTCAACCCGGATGGCGTGCCCAAGTTCTTCACTGCGTGGCGCGACAAGGTCATGAACAAGCTGACCATGTACAAGTGGGTGCCCAAGGTCACGGCTAAGGACGATGTGTTTGATGCGCTGCAGCCAGCCATCCGATACACCAAAGCTGAGTGCCTGGACTTGCCGCCAGTCATCACGATGACCCGCGAGGTGGAGATGTCACCGCAGCAGGCCAAGTACTACAACCAGCTCAAGACACAGATGCTGGTGCAGGCGGCAGGGGAGACCATCACGGCGGTCAATGCCGCCGCTGCCATGAACAAGCTGCTACAGATCAGTTGCGGCGCTGCTTACACAGACGACAGAGAGGTTGTGGAGTTCGACGCGTCGCCCCGCCTGTCGGTACTGGAGGAAGTGCTGGAAGAGACCGACCGCAAGGTCATCATCTTTGCGCTGTATCTGAGCGTCATCGAGACCATAAGCCAGCACCTGACCAAGCGCGGCATCGTCAACGAGCAGATTCATGGCGGCGTCACAGCCACCAAACGAGCGCAGATCATCCATCGCTTTCAGAACGACCCTGACCCTCGTGTGTTGGTGATGCAGCCCCAAGCCTCGGCCCACGGGATTACCCTGACTGCTGCCGACACGGTTGTGTTCTACGGCCCGCTGCTCAGCGTTGAGCAATACACCCAATGCTGCGCCCGTGCTGACCGCAAGGGGCAGACCAGCGACAAGGTGACTGTGGTGCATATCCAGTCCAGCCCGGTAGAGAAGCGCCTGTTCAAGGCCCTTGAGCAGAAGGTGAACGATCACTCACTTCTGACCGAGATGTTCAACAACGTGATCAGCGAATAAAGGAGTTGCGCACCAACAAAAAACCTGTACACTGTCCAACCCTAGACAAAACAACATGGAGAAGCAAATGACAGAGACTGAAACAGAAACGATCCCGCTGGATCGTCTGGCCAAGATTTACCGCAAGATTCGCTCGGAGATTGCAGCGCTGACACAGGACTACGACACCAAGGTCGAAGCCCTGAAGGCGCAGCAGGAAGAGCTGAAGAACGCGATGAAGGACATGATGAAGACGATGGGCGTCACATCAGTTCGCACAGCACAAGGCACGGTCGTGCTTTCCGTCAAGACCCGCTACAACACGCAAGACTGGGACTCCTTTAAGAAGTTCGTGGTCGAGCATGATGCTGTGGACTTGCTGGAAAAGCGCATCGCTCAAAGCAACATGAGCCAGTTCCTTGAAGAAAATCCGGGTCTCGTACCACCCGGTTTGAACTCCCATGCGGAGTACGACATCTCGGTACGCAAACCAACTAACTGAAGCACTATCATGAGCAACATCACACTTTTTAATGCCAACAAAGCACCCGCGTTCGTAGCTAAAGCAGAACTGTCCGAAACCACGCTGGCCCTGGCCGGTGGCGTCTCCGGCCCCGGCGTAAAGCGCGTCTCCATCAAGGGTGGCGTGTTCCGTCTGGTCGCAGGCGGCAAGGAGATTGCAAACATCGAGGACCGTCATCTTGACGTTGTCATCGTCAAGGCTGCCCCCAAGGTCAGCCGCATCTTCTACGCTGGCAAGTACGACAAGGACGCAGCGGCTGTAGCGCCGGATTGCTGGAGCAACGACGGTGAGACCCCGGACAAGTCCATCAAGGCACCGCAGGCATCGAACTGCGCCAAGTGCCAGCAGAACATCGCAGGGTCTGGCAACGGGAACAGCCGTGCTTGCCGCTACCAGCAGCGTCTGGCTGTGGTGCTGGCCAACAACCCTGAAGGCGATGTGTTGCAGCTCACGCTGCCTGCTACGTCCATCTTCGGCAAGGGTGAGGGCGACAAGCTGCCGCTGCAAGCATACGCACGGTGGGCGGCTACGCAGACCCCTCCGGTCAACCTCGACATGGTGGTGACCCGGATGAAGTTCGACACCACGGCTGAGTCGCCCAAGCTGGTGTTCAGCCCGCAGCGCTGGCTGACCGAGGACGAGTACGACACTGCCAAGGACAAGGGGCAGTCAGTAGAGGCACAGCGTGCGGTGGTGATGACCGCAGCCGCTGCCGATGGTGCCAAGCCTGCGCCGATGATGCTGGAGGGTAAGCGCCCTGATGCAGTCGAGGAGACTGTTGAGGAGGAAGCGCCCAAGGCCAAGAAGAAAGCCGCTGCCCCTGTGGCAACGGAGGACGACGAGCCAGAGGTGCGCAAGCCTGCGGCCAAGGAGACGGCAGTGCCTGCCAAGAAATCCAAGCTGGCCGACATCGTGGCCGACTGGGATGATGAGTAGAACCTTGGTAGTACACAACCATGAAACAGTACAACACCAACGTGTCTCGTGAAGAGGTTGCTGCGTTGCTGAACTACGATCCGCAGACCGGGCTGTTTACCCACAAGGTGAATGGTCACAAGCGCAAGGCGGGCGCAGTGACAGGGCGGCTCGACACCAAGGGGTATGTGCGCGTACGTTTGCTCGGCTATGAGTTCAAGGCACATCGCCTTGCGTGGCTGCTGACGTACGGTACATGGCCTGCGGCTGAGATCGACCACATCAACGGCTGCCCAAGCGATAACCGCATCATGAATCTGCGTGATGTATCTGTCGCGGAAAATGGTTGGAACCGCATCAAGGCGATGCGGAACAACAAGACAGGCATACTGGGCGTCTGTGAGATGAGCGGAAAATTCGTTGCACAGATTGGTGTTGGCGGCAGGCGTGTGCGTCTTGGCGCGTACGACACTGTCGAGGAAGCAGCTTCGGCATACAACGCTGCCAAGGCTATTCACCACACCATCGACTAAGGAGTTTCGGGAGGTAGCAGGAGCGGTCGTTTTGCGTGGGGCGGGGGAATTCCTCCCTCGTTAGAAGGCCCAACATCCCCACGAAAGCGTTTCCTCTGGCAGGAACTGGCCACGCTACTTCCCACCCTAACCTATGCCCTACTCACAAAAAATCATTGACGCGGTTACCAAGACGCCTAAGTCTTTGGGTAACCAGCTTGGGCGCTGGGCGGTCTACCATGACTTCCCTGTCACCAAGGTCTCAAAAGCATTGGGCGTGACGCGCCAGACGGTCTACAACTGGTTCACGGGCACTGAGGTGTTCGTTGGCTACCGAGACCGGGCAGAGATCATGCTCAAGATACTACAAACATCAAACAACGCGGATGACGCATGGAGAAGAATATGTCGGGAATACAACCTCAATCCCTGAGCGATGCTGAGCTGGAGAAGTACATCTACATGATGCTGGACAAACCAGTACCTTCAACCTGGGTGGCGGAGCTGCTCAAGCGGTACACAAGATTGTTGGACGAGGCAGCAGCACGATAAACCATACCGGGAACTTGCATGACACCGCAAGATTTTTTCGCGGTCGTTTTGCCGCCACCCGGTCACGGGCTTTACTGCGCGACAGAACTGACATCCAGAAGAAAAGAACACAAATTTGAGGAGACATTTGATGCACTGCAACAGCACATAGGCCCTTGGGTCGAGGCCAGCCGCAACACTTACTTTGCGCTGGCCACATTTAAAGAAGCGGGTTCACGGGAGGCGGTCAACGCCCAGTACATCCGCTCCTTCTTCATTGACCTTGACTGCACAGAGGACGGCCCCAAGACCTACGGCACCAAGGCAGAGGGCATGGCTGCGTTCACCGCGTTCATGGCCGATACTGGGCTGGGAGAGCTGGGCAATCCTTATGTCATCGACTCGGGCGGTGGCTACCACATCTACTGGCCCCTGACCGACACACTGGACGTTGCGACTTGGAAGCCGGTAGCGGAGAACTTCAAGCGCCTGTTCAGGCAGGAGAAGGTCAAGATCGACATGACGGTGACGGCAGATGCCGCCCGAGTCCTGCGCTACCTTGACACGCCCAACTTCAAGTATGACCCGCCGCCAACCGTGCAACTGTTGCAGGAAGGCGTGAAGTTTGATTTCGATACGTTTGCTACCCTGATCAGGGACAAGCTGCAAGTGGCCCCAGCCCCTGCGCCAAACAACGTCATCAACCTGCCCGGCACCCGCCCCACGGGTGCTCCTTCCGCAACCAGTGTCAAACTCTTTGAAAACAGCGCCACGCGGTTCAAAAATATTTTGGCAGCAACCAAGGCTGGCTCAGGCTGTGAGCAGCTTACGCATTACGTTGAGAACGCTGAAGACGACGGCATGGAGCCGCTGTGGCGTGGATGGCTGAGCATTGCGCAGAAGTGTGAGGACGGAGAAAAGGCCACCACATGGTTGAGCCAACTGCATCCGTACGACACCGAGCGCATGAACCAGAAGCTGCGCGAGATCAAAGGCCCCTACCCCTGCATCAAGTTCGACTCAGAGAACCCTGGCATCTGCACCAACTGCAAGCATTGGGGCAAGATCACCAACCCACTGGCGCTGGGCCGAGAGGTCAAGGTTGACGTTCAAGAGAAAGAAATCGAAATCGAGCTGCCCGTAGAAAGCCCTGTGGTCGAGGCAGTGCAGGTTAAGCGCCCGACACCGCCCAAAGGCTATGCCTACGGACAGAATGGCGGCGTGTACAAGGAAAAGGAAGTTGAGCTGGCTGACGGCTCCAAGACAAAGCAGCCCATGTTGCTGCTGCCGTATGATCTGTTTGCAGTAGATGTTCTGAACAACCACGGTGATCACACAATTCACATGATCGCGCTGCGGCCCGAAGGGGCGGTCGATATCCTGATCCCCTCCAAAGCCATCGTATCCAAGGACGAGACGGTCAAGGCGCTGGCTCAGCAGAACATCATCGCCAGCTTCGGCCAAGGTAATGACCAGAACTTGTTCGGCTATGTCCGCGCTTGCGTTGAGCAGGCTGGTCTGGAGAAGCGGGCACTGAAAGTTCCAGACAGCTACGGCTGGCAAGAGGACAAGAGCTACGTCTTTGCGCAGCGCATCTTCAGTAAGGGCAAGCCCCCGATCAGGGTGCCGATGCCGGGACTGGAGAACATCGTCTCTTTCACAGAACCCAAGGGTACCGTCGAGGGCTGGTGCAACATCGTCAACATGATGATCAACCGCAAGCTGTACAAGCACCTTGCCGTGATGCTTCTCGGTACTGGGTCTCCGCTGATGCGCTACACAGGTCTGGCAGGCATGACCGGCCACTGTGCCTCTACTGAGTCTGGTACCGGCAAGTCGCTGGCGTTGGAGTTGGCAGCTTCAGTTTGGGGTCACCCGACACGCTACCGCACAGGCAAGGGCACATCCCCTGTTGCGATGCAGCAAAGGCTGGGTCTGCTGCACTGCCACCCGCTCATCTCTGACGAGATCACCAACAACACCCGCAAGGACTTTGAGTGGTTCCCCGGCTTCCTGCTGGATATGTCGGAGGGCAAAGGCAAGGAGCGCATGGAGTCGGGCGCTAACAAGGAGCGGCTGAACCTGTCAACGTGGAGTGCGATTGCGCTGCTGTCTTCCAACACGCATGGCGTGGACTGGCTGACTGGTGTGCGCAAGCACGCGTCTGAGGGTGAGCTGCGCCGCCTGCTGGAGTTCATCATTGAAGACCCGCTTTCATGGACCGCTGACGAGGTGGAGATCATCAAGAGCCTGCACCACAACTACGGCGTTGTGGGCTACAAGATGGTTGAGTTCATGGTGGAGAACGAGCCGCTGCTGCCGCAGCTTACCAACGAGACCGTGCAGCGCATGTACAAGGTGTTCAACGCCACCAACGATGAGCGCTTCTGGATGGCTGGCATAGGCTGCGCCATAGCGGCGGGGGTACTGTGGAGCGAGAAGTACATGGGCATCATCAACATGCCGCTCAAGCAGATCATCGACGCCTTCAAGGATGTGGTGCAGTTCATGCGTAAGTCCATGCGCAACAATGTGCGTACGGCTGAGAGCATCCTGAACTCCTACGTCAGCGAGCACTTCGGCAAGCTGCTGGTAATCCGCCGTCATGCAGCCAACAATACCCTGATGGCAGAGTTTGGCGCTGGGCGGGAGGCCGATGAGAGTATCACCAGATCGTCCATTGCTGGCAGGGTGGAGCACGATGTGACGCCGGGATACTGCGACTTCTTCATTGAGGAGCAGATGATCAAGGCCCACTGTGCCGCGCACAGTTTCGGCTATGCCGCGTTCTGCAAGAAGCTGGCCGAGACAGAGAACATCACGGTGGAGTTCATCAAGAAGGACATGGCGTCCAAGACCAAGGCTCCACCGATGCGTGTGCAGGCTATCAAGGTTCGACGCCGGATGGAAGATGTCGATGGATTACTCCAGACTGCGCCTTCCTTGGAAGCAGCTTGAGCGAGGCCAGGGGTTCTTTGTCCCCTGCCTCGACTTCGAAAAGACTCGCGAGTACGTGCTGGTAAAAGCAGTTGGCCTGCGCATCTTTGATGCGCAGGCTACCCCCGGCATCAAGGACGGGGTTGTTGGCGTGTGGTTCTTTCGGAAGCCGCGTAAAACTGCCGCGCCTCCTCCTGCTGTGCCGCCTTGAGCTTTGCAATCAACGCGTCTTTCTGCTCACGGGTAAGGCTTGGCTCTGCGCGGATGGCCCGCTCGTCGGCAAACATATCCCCTGAGCGTTGACGGAACGTACCGGCCATGTCGGCTGCTGCCAGCAAGTCCGCTTTACGCTGCGCAAACTCCTTCGCCTCGGCTTTCTTCCCACGCTTTTGCAAGTCCTCGTACCCCTCAACCGCCTGCGTAATTTCTTCCATGCGGCTGTAAGCGCGTTCGATCAGGAACCGGCCATCGGCTGTCTGGAACAACCCGCCAAAGAACGGCATCTTGCTCAGTGGTGCGGTCGCCTTATTGTCCAGGGCTTCACCCATCACGGGGTCCAGCATGCGCAGCAACGACACGCCCAACATGCTGGTGTAGCCCTTAGCAAGATGCTCAAGCATCAGCGGCGATATTCCCACCTCGCCCGTGTACGAACCCAGGGTCTTGAGCACTTCAGGCGTAGCCTCACGGTAGCGCTGGCCTGCGGGCAGCTTCAGTTCCCGCTCAGACTCAATTGGCCCAACCATTGTCTGCCCGTACGCAGCCTCAATCAGCGGTTTGCCTGCTGCCGGAATAACTCCGGGGGCCGACTGCATGAGCAACTTGCCGATACCTTTGGCAGCTTCTTGAGCTTTTGTATCCCCGAGGATGCTGTCCAGTATCGCCTCAGGCAGCGCCTTGAAAAGCAAGCCAACCTCGTAGGGGATTGGAATCTTGAACATCTCTTTGGTGCCGGGCAGCGGCACAAAGAAGTTGCTGTAGCGCTCTTCCGGCGTAGCCTTCTTGTATTCCTCGTTGTCGCGCATCATGAAGGCGTAACCCAACGCAGTAAGTATCAACAGCGACCCCCTGACCGCAAGCTTTTTACGAATCTCCAGCTTTTCAGAGAACGGCATGTCGCCACGGAAACTGCGGTACAGCGCATCGAGACCCTGAATCTGCGCGTTGAAGAAGGGTACCAGCGTCGATAGGTACTGCACGCTGGGTGACAGGCCACGGCGGCTAAAGTTTTGCGCCTCCAGCGCACGGAACTGAGCTTGCCGCTCGGACAAACCTTTCTTCAGTGCGTCTTCGTAGATGGCGGTGCGTGTTGCCGCATCCGACTCCAGCGCAAGCTGATCAAACATGCCCATCATCTTGCTCCACTTCCCACGCCCACTGGAAGCAGCCTCAAGGAACTTCTGCATGTCTTGCTCGTTGCCGGTGTAGATGTTGCTGCTCACAGCCAACCCGCGCATCAAAGCGTCAGCCGAGGGGTTGCGGCCAGCCTTCATCTTGGCAAACTGCTTCAGTGCGTTGAGCACAGGCACGCCGTCCACCCCGCCGGTAATGGCTGCGTTCATCGGATCACGAATCAACTGCCGCAGCACGTACGCCGGAGAGCGCGTAACAAACGTGCGAATCCAGTCAGCCGGAATACCCATCAACCGCACAAGGTCCGGGATCGTAGTCTTGATACCCTCCATGCCCTTGACGATCAGTTCTGCCGGGATACCAAACTGATCCGCGTCAATGGTTGCAAAGTACGGTTTGCCTTTGTACTTGTAGTGGACGGTGTTGACGTTGGCAAGCCCCATGCCTTCGCCCATCTTGGTCACAAACCCGGCCTTCTCCAGCGCCGATGCCGTCTCTTGCGTAGCCTTGTTGCGCAGCCCCATGCGGGTCAGCATGAATGTGTTTTGCACAGCGCTGGTCAGTATCGGCATGATCTGCTTGTTGTCGCCAAGCAGTTGCTGAAGGTCTGGGTTGTCCTTGATGTTGCCGATGACCAGCGGAGTCTCGCGGTCCACAAACAGCTTGACCACACCGTTGTCGATCCGGTAGTACGGAACGTAGGGCGTCTTCTTTAGACGGCGAGCTTCTTCTGCGGCTATGAATCCCGTTTGCTCGGCAAAGTCCATCAGCCCATCGTTGTACGCCTTGTACTCTGCGGCTGCAGCATCCATAAACTTCTTGGCCGCCGGGTTGGCGTTAATCTTGGCAACAGCAGCGTCGTACTCAGCCTTGGCCTTAGCGGGGTTGTCAGAAAACAGACGCTCCCAGCCCCGAGGCAGAGCGTTGGCGCGATCACCGGCAATCTTGACGGTTAGCAACGTCTCGACTTCCTGCGCAGACCCAAGCCCTTCTTGCCCGGCACGCTCCATGTACTCAGCCATAGTCACAAGGTTTGCCCCGGACTGTGACTGATAGCGCTCTTCCACTTTGTTATCCAGCCGGTCTTTCACAATGCTGACCGGACCCGTAGTGATGAACTGGCCAGCAGCTTGTGTTGTCATGTCACCCATACGCATGAAGTATTGGGCGTTCTCGGCTTCCAGCGATGACAGATTGCCTGCCTTTTGGCCTTCCACAAACGCTTTGTCAGCAGCCGCCAACCGATCAACAAGCTGTACCCGCCCGGCCAGACCAAAGAAATTGCCGTGCAGCGTAGCCAGCGTACCGGCGGGCCGCCCCACCATAGAGGACTCTTGCGGCTTGCCTCTAAACGCAGAAGCTACAAGGTCAGCCCCGGTGTTTATTTTTGCCGATGAGCCATCCACTACCGCCAACGCTACGCCCTGCGACCCCTCATCAACAAACGCAGAATCAAACTGCGGCATAGCCTCAAGAACAGCGCGAATTCGTCCGTAACCGGGTAGCCCCGAGTTGGACATTACGAATCCTTCGCTTGTGATAGCAGGTAGACGGGCGTCTACGTCAGCAGTTTTGTTCCACGCGGCACGTGCTTCTTCGTAAATTTTGCGGTGCTCAGGTTTTCGGAGGTCAAGAGTGTTTACGGTCGAAACAGACACAGGATAAACTTTGCCGCCCTTGTTGGCCGTTTTGCCGGTAAACGCCACTTGGCCGTTGGCATACTGCACCGCAACATTTTTGTTGGGCGTAAAAAATGTAAGCCCTTCAAAAGTCTGTATCTCGGTGTTCGGTGAACCGTGATACATATCCGCCTGCACTCTGTTGCCACCAGATGCTACGGTTTCGCTTGGCCCCGCAATCTTGGCCGACGGCAGGTAAATCTGCCTGACCAGACGCCCCGCACGCTCGCTAAGCGTTTCATTCGGTGCCTTGCTAAACAGCCGCACAAGGGCGTTCCACACACGCTTGTACCAAGGCTTGGTGTCAATGGCCGCACGGAACTCAACGTTGGACTGTATTTCAGAAACAAACTCCTCAACGTTTTCCAGACCGTACTGTTTGGCTAGGTCTGTCCGGGTTTCAAGCTGCTTAAAGATAGCTGCAAGTTCTTTTTTGGCCCCCAGTTGCCGCGCCGTAAGCTCAGCCTCCGGCATACGCAACACCCGCAGCGTAGCGGCGTGTATCACCTCGTGGATGATGTTCTCGTCGTTGATTTCCGTTGGACGAAAATAAGCAGTGTTGCGTTCTGGGCTGAACGCTGCCGGAACAGACTTACCGTCAACAGTCAGGTTTGGGTCAATAACAATCTTGGTGCGCAACACCAGCGGACGCAGCTCTCGGGCGCTTTGCCGGATCAGTTCGTTTGCGCCGTAGTAGCTCAACCGATCCAGCGCATCTTGTAGCCGTCCGTCAAGGATAGCTTGCTGCACCAGCAAGTCCGCAGGGGTACGCGTTGCAGTGGTGTACTCAATTGCAACGTCTTTGTTTTCTGTCGGAAGGTCTAGCCCAAGCCCAGCAACATCTTCGTCTTGTTCAGGAGCTGCGCTGGTCTCAACCGTTGCAGCAGTGCGCTTTGCGCCCTTACCCAACTTAGCGGCTTTTGTGTCTTGCGCAATTTCTGCCTCGTCAAACAACGCTTCAACGGCTTCCTTTTCGGCCTGCTTGCCACGTTTGATTTGCGACGTTTCGTACAGTGCTTTAGCTTGATCGTACGCATTGGACGCTTTTTCCACACGCTGCTCTGCCAGCGTCAACGCATCTTGCGCCAGTTCTTTGGTTAGCGGTGTTTTAGCTTCACGCAGCTCTTGTTCCGCCTTGTTTACGTCTGCAAGCGCTTCTTGGTATGAGGCGCGTTTGGCAATCAATTCCGCCGTTGGGCCAAGCCCCATAAGGCGTTTGCCCTCTGCCACCGCTGCCTTGACCTGCTCTTCGGTCATGCCTTCAGTCAACGCATCAAAAGCTTTGGTCAGCTCCTCGATTTTTTCCGTAGTCTTCGCGCCCCTGATCTTGTTCTTGGCAACGTACAGGCTAACCGCATTGGCAGCTTCTTGTGACAGACCAGCAGCCCGCAGCTTGACAACGCCAGACTGCATGATGGCTTTGCTGCCACCGCGCACATACCGAACAGCCGGGCCTTCACGGCGCGAAGTGGAGCGCATACCTTCAACAACAGCAGGTTGCGGCGCAGCCGCACGCTCAACACCAACCTCAGTTTCAACAACTGGCGCTTTGCCGTACACCTGTGCCAACTCTCTGGTTGTAGCTTCAACTTCAGCGGTGTACTTTTTAATGTTGGCTTGGTCGCCTGCCTTAATGGCTTTCGACAAGTTTGTTTCCGCAGCGGCCATACGCTGGCGAATCTCCGCCTGCGCCGCCGTCATAAGCTTGCCTGCGGTGTCGCGCTCTATGCGTCTGCCGGGCAAACCAAGGCCAGCCTGCAAAGTCCTGGCGCGTTCCTGCGCGGCCCTAGCTGCATCCAGTGCGTCGCGTCGGGCTTTCGTTTCAGCCAGTCGCCCAGCGTTGCGTGCGGCTTGCCGTGCAACTTCTGCGTCTTCTTGGGCTTTTTCCAGCTCAGCGCTGCTCTTATCGAGCTTGCCGCGCATTGTGGCCTCGTTAGCTTCTGCCGTAGCCAACTGCTGTTGCAGGGCGGTCACAGTATCCGCAGCGCTGGCCAACTGAGCAGTAATGCTTGCAGCTTCACGCTTGGCGTGCTCACCCATTTGCTGATTAAGCAGCAGCCGCTCCAGACGGGCGGCCATGTAATTCTCTTCAGCGCGGCGGCGTGCGTTAATAGCATCCGCAATATCATTACGCAGTTTTTGCGAAGCCCCGTCCAAGTTACCAATTTGCAGTTTGACGCCCTGAATCTTTTTGGGGTCTTTCAACCGCGCAAGTTTTTTCTCAGCCTGCAAACGCGCTTTTCTAGACGACTCGTACTTGTTCTCGGCAGCAGCAGCGCCTTGCTCAGCGGCACTTAATTTTGCCGCAGCTTTTTTCTCTTTGATGCCTGCCTCAAATAGCATCTGTGCCACACGTTCGGACGCAGGCAAACCTTTTGTAGCGGTTGTCGCTTTGGCGTACGTGGTCGCAATGTCGGCAACAGCGGGAGGCACAGGGGCCGTAGCCAGTGCTTCACGCAGGCGTGTAATCTCGTTTTGAAGTTCTGCCGCTTGCGCTGGGGTGTAGTGCGCGTTGAGCTGCGCTTCAAGTTTAGTAAGCGCTGCTTTAAGTTCTGCCACACGGTCGGCAGACATTGCCTGGGTTTTCAAGGCTTCTTTTGCCGTTTCTTTCTCACGGCGTGCTTCACCTACCAAAGCCACGGCGCTTTGAATTGCGTCTTGCAATTTCTTAGACTGGTCTGGCTTAATGACCTGAACCTTGCTGTCTTTGCTGACAACCCAGCTACGCTTGGCCTTGGGCTTTTCGCCCAGCGCTTTGCCGCGACCAGACACAAAACCTTCTGCTTCACCAGCAGTGATCTTTTCAGCTTCAGCTTCGCCAAAGTCTATGCCGCGCCTAGCAGCTTCTTGCTGCTCGTACATGCGCTGTTTCTTTTGCAGCTCGGCAAGCGCAGCTTCTTTCTTGTCTTTGTCAGCCAGCGCACGGTCAAGCGCTTGGTCAAGGCTCTCGCGCAAGTTGGTTGTTTTGTTTACGCCTGCTAATCGCGCAAGGTTAAGAAAGCGCTGCACTTCTGCACGGGCTTCTTGCATTGCCTCGGAGCGCCGCTCACGTACAGTTAGCAAGTCTTTAAGATTGACTTCTCGCTCTTGCAGCTCCTCAAGTTTTTTGATTGCTTTTGCTTTATCTTCAGGCGACTTTGCAGCGTTAATTTCTTTTGTTGTTTCTGCTTGTTCGTCAGACAAGTCTGCAATTCGTTTTTTAATGTTGCTTAGCGCTTGGTTTTCTTTGTCAATCTGCAGTTGGTACGTCGTTGCAACTTCACGGAAGTACTGCTCACCCATGTCGGCCACACGCATTGCTGCTTTGCGGATGTCTTCAATTTTTTGCGTTGCAGCAACAACGGCAGTGCGGGCTTTGGTCAGGTCTTCGGCGGGTACAGGTTTCAGACGGCCTGCCAGCGCAGTGGATGGGAACCCAGCGGCGGGAAGGAACTCGCGCTGTCCTTCAAGTTGGTTGATTTGCCCTTCCAGCGTGGCAATCTTTTTTTCAACTTCTGGCGTCTGTTCTTTTTTACGTTGTTCTTCCAGTTGCGCCTGTAGCTGTTTAAGCTCTCTTTCGGTAGCCGTTTCTTCAGAAACCGCAGGCCCGACCGCCGCTTCAATCCGGCCTTTGAGTTCATCCCGCGCAGCCTCAAGCTGCCGGGTGATATTGGCATTGTTTTCAAACGTGCCTGCCGCAAGCGTGCGCTCAATGGTGGCAAGTTCTTGCCGCATGTCAGCAACTTCGCCGGTCTCTTCTGGCGCACTTTCTTTTTGCAAACGGTTGTACTGTTCCGCAAGGCGCTTGTTCTCAGCCCTGCGTTGGTCGCGCTCAGCCTTCATCGCATTAAGGGCAGCAACTTTCTCAGCGTCTGACGGTTTGCCAGCGTACTGAATGTCCTGATTGAGCTGCTCAATCTGCCGGTTGTTGGCTTCTATCTGGCCAGGAATGTCTGCGCCCAACAAAGCTGGGGGCCGCACGGCGGCTGGTACACGCCGTGCTTTTGATCTAATTGCAGCAAGTTCTTTGGGCGTGCCTTCAGAAAACTCGCTAACCAACGCATCAAGTTTGTCGTCAAGCGACTGCTCAGTAAGGTCTGGCAGTTGCGGCATATTTTTAGCCGCCTCTTCAACGCGTCGTTGCGCAGCAGACAACTGGGCTTGTGCATCGCGTCCTGCCTGCATTACAGGATTGTTTTGCACCAAGTCAGTTATGTCTACAACTCCACGCCGCCTAGCGTCATACGCCAGTTTGTTCATCTCATAGATGGCATCCAGCGTTGCATCGTCAACACTCTGCAAGTTATCAACGGCATCGAGGTACTGCTGCTCTGCAAGATTGGGAGTGCGGTTTCTTGGAATAGCACTGACGCGTGTAAATGCGCCGCGAACAAGTGACTGCAGGTCTTGTCGGTATTCGGGACTGAGCGCATTTAGCTTGTTGAGCTGGCGCTGCAACTCAACCTCACGCGTAACCAGCATAACAATCTCACTGCGCAGCGCATCTGCCGCAGGCCCACCAACTTCAAACAACGTTTCCACAACGTTGTTCCGCCGTGATTGAATGTTCTCCAACTCCTGTCGCAAAGCCTTGTAACTTTCACCGCCCAAAGTTGTTATCCGGGCTTCACGCGGACCCTCCGGTCCCTGAATCTGCAGCACTTCTTGCTTGGGCGTAACACCCAAAGCGCCGGGCAGATACTGATCCAACAGCGCGGCAATGTCCCGATCACGTTGCTCCATAAGCTGCGCATCGGTAACGCGAGGGGCAAACTCTCCTTCAGGAGCAGCCGGTGCCAACGTTTGCTGACCCTCCCGTACAGGCTCCCGAGCCTTGAGCCGCATTGTTGTTGACTCGATGTCTTGCTGCAACGTTGCAAGCCGCTTGTTAAGCAACTCAGGCACAGGTTTGTTCTGCGCCATAAGTGTGCGCCGCTGCTGATTGAACTGCTCGCTAAGTTGCTGCAACCGCTCAATATCTACAAGGTCTTGATTGCGTTGTTTGATCTGTTCAGCAGTTTTACGCGCTTCTTCAACAAGCTCTTTACGCCTACGCTGCACTTCTTCCGAAGTTTCTGTTTGCGGCGTTGCGGCCATGCGCTGCATCGCAGCTCTCTCGCTGTCAAGTTTTTCACGCAACGCTTTGACGCGCTCGCGCTCGTCTGCAATGAAGTCACCCAACCCTTTCGGGGTAACAGTGCGCAAGTCTTCTTCACTAAACAGCGACGGCTGCTCGGCAACAGTTTCTAGTGCGCGGATTTTTTCCAGCGTTGGCGTAACGTCTTCACCAAGCTCCGCCTGTTTGCTAAGCTGTTTGGTCAGCTTATTCAACTCTTGCGTCTTGTCAATAGGCTTTTGAACTTCAACAGGCTTATACTTTTCTACCGTTTTTTGCGTAGCCTCAATGCCTGTTATAGCTTGCCGCACTTGATTGGCTAAGTTGCTTAGCTGCTCAAGTTGCCGGTATTGTTCAGGTTTTTTGTCCGCCTGCTCAGCAAGGGTCTTAATCTGCGTCTGGTAGGTTTCAAGATTACGCTGCGCCAGGGCTTTGGCATCAGCCAGCATCGACGGGTCAGGCAGCAAAGCTGCAATCTGTTGCTGCGCGTCATACTGTTTATTCTTGAGCGCCAGAACTTGGTTAGTGTCTTCAGCAGTCTGAGCTTGCTTTATCTGCTTGTCGAACGAGCTGATGTACTGCTCAAGCGCTCTGACCTGCCCCATCTGCGACATGTCCTGCACAGCGCCGGGTTCCCCCGCTAGGTCAAGCTGAGTTCCCTGCGGCGCTGCCCCAACACGCTCAACGCGCTGCTGCTCGCGCTCTGTTGCTTTCCGCTCCTGCACCCGAGGGCGAAGCTGATCGTAAGCCGCTGTGTATTCATCAATGGTGTTGCCGTACTCGTCACTCTTCTTAAACTCATTAAGCGCTTCAACAGCCCGGCGTTTTTCCTCTACCGCCAGCAGATCGTCCTTGTCTACCTTGCCGGGAATAGCTGCTTTGAGTTGCTGTTCCGTTGTCTTGAGCGTGGCGAAGCGTTGCTCAAGGTCGTCCAAATATGCGGGGGTCTGCCGAAAGGCGTCTTGTTCGGCACGTTTGGCTTCGGCTTCAGCTTGCAGGCGTGCACTTTCTTGTGCCCGACGGTCTTGTTCTTCCCGCAGCTTAACGTCACCGGGGCCGCGTATGGCTGCAACAGGCGCTGAACCCAGCGCACCCATAAGACCTTCTTGCGTGGCCTGTGCGGCCACCCCTTGAAATAAAGGGACGTCTCGCCCTTCACGCTGCAGCGCAAGGTTTGATGCAAACTGTTCTTGGCCACCTTGAAGCGCTTCTGTCGGCACATCCGTAGCCAGCGCCGTGCCGACCCTACCCAGCATTGATCCTTCAGCTTTAGCAGCAGCGCCGGGGCGTAGCAGGCTCTCTGCACCGTACTTGCCCGAGACATACCCCACGCCCGCACCAAGCAAAATCTGGTCAATGTTTTTGCCAAAGTAATCTTGTGCGGCGGTGGCTTTTGCACGGGCGGCATCTTCTGGCACACCGTCTTTGCGCTCGGCCTCGTACACGCCCTCGTAGATGGCACCCTTAACCGCGCCTGCCCCCTGGGCCGTTCCAATGGCTGCGGGTGCAGCTTTCGCCACATTGGTTGCAGCAGCCGTTGCCCTAGTACCGAGACCCAGCGCGGCAGCGGCAGGGCCAAGAAACATTGTGGGAATGTAGGGGAGAAACGAGCCCAGCGCCTGTGCCGTGGACTGTAGCGGGGCTTCACCAATGCTTTGTGCAGCGGCTTTGATCTCTTCCCAAGTGCTGCCAGAGGCTGCGGCTTTTTGCGCTCGTTCTTGCTGACGTTTGAGTTCAGCTTGCCGTTCAGGGGACAAGCGCTGTTGCAGCGCCTCACTGGCTTCTTGCAACTTTTTAGAAGCGACGTTGTCAGCACCGGCAACATCTGTCAGTGCCTTGGTACTACCCAGCGCCCCTTGGCCCAGCGAGGTGAAAATGTCGCTAACTGAGAAACCGGCGGACTTGGGTTCGGGTGCCGGAAACTGTTGGCGTAGCAGCTCCGCTGCCCTTTCTTTTGGTACGCTGTCTGGGAATTCGACAACACGGCCATCTGGAAGAGCAACGGTATACGGCATGTTTTACCTCATTGGTACAAATTGTCCCGTCTTTTCATCAAACCGCAGATCGGCTCCAGACGGTGCGCCCCCGCCTCCGGGAACGCCAAGGTATTGTGCCAGAGCTGGATTGGAACGTAAAGCCGCCTTAAGCTCGGCCTGTGCATACTCTGCTTGCTTCGCTGTGTCGTACGGAAACTTTTTAAGCGCTTCTGCCGCAATGTTTTTGCGAACGCTTTCAGCCAAGGTAGCCATGCGAACGCCTTCAGAAGCGGCGCGAGTGGCCGATGCTTGAGCCATGCTGCCTTGCAGACCGATTTGCGCAACTCTTTCCCGTCCGGCAACTTCAAGCTGGGTGATGCCGACCTGTGCCGTTTTATCAAAGATGGTTTTAGCCGTCTCGCGGTTGACCTGCGCAGCTTGACGAATGCCGTCAATAGCGCGTTTCTCAGCATCAACACTAACATTGCGAATTTTGCTATCCGCTGCGCGAACCTCTTTAGCGCTCATCTCGTCACGGTTGAGTTTGAGTTCTTCCATGCGATCCCGCGCCTCGTCCAGCTTTTCTTGCGCTGCACGAAGCTTGTCCAGTCCGGCTGCAAAATGCGCGGTTCCTACTTGAGCGCCTTTGCCAAGCGCGGTAGCAAAACCGCCGGGCGTAGACATGATAGCAAGACCTGCATTGAGCAACGCCAAGTTTGTGTTTGTGTCCTTTTGCTCACCAATAGCGATTTCGCGTTTGCCAAGGCGTCCTTCACGACCTTTGAACGCTTCGGCAAAACGCGCTTGATCGCGCTCCAATGCCGCTTTTTCTGCTTGCGCCGCAGCAGTTTCTTTTGCTTTTAGCGCGTCAAGCCGTGCCGCTGCTGGGTCTTTGTATGTTTGTTTGGCGTAAATGTCTTCGTACGTCTTTTGCAAGTCTGCCAGTCCGCCCTGCGGGGGCGTAGGAGCTGTGGCAGCAGGGGTGGCATTAGGGCCAGGGCCGGGAGCGCCAGCAGGAGGACGCTGGGCTGGACCGCCAGTACCGGCAGGGGGCGCGGCAACGGCATCGACAGGCGGCGTTGCTTCTTGAAAGAAAGCACCCCGAGCACCCGGAACCAAGGGCGCAGATTTGGTCACGCCGTATTTTTCCGGTGAGTACGTCGAACCCCGTGGGTCTGGCGCAACATGGCCAGCAGCAATCATGTTAGCTTGTCTTTGCGCCTCGCGTTCGGCTTTAGCGCGATCTGTGGGCGACAGCCCCGGACCTATTTTACGTTTTAGGTCTTCGTAAATTGCCTGGAGAAATTCTCCCGGCCCCATGCCCTCGTAGCCGGTTTTGCCGCCAAGAAATCCGGAACTTCCAGCAGGCGCTCCAGGCTGGTCCTGATAGACGCCACCATACTGTATACCTCTGGGGTTTTGTACCAACCCCTGGCTCTGATACCTCGGCACATCACCACCATCAGAGAACGCAACGATGCCGCCATTGGCAAAGTTCATGTCGCCTGCGGGGAGCTGGCCGATGCCTACGTTCTCGGGCATGGGGGCGGCCATGCCTTGTATCTCTTGGTCAACAACCTTGGGCTGCTCAGGAGCGTTCATCTGCGCACCGCTGCGCATCTGCTTGCGGCGGTTGGATTCGGACAGAGCCAAGGCCATGATGTACGGGTCACTCTTGTGCATCTGCGCATACTGCTGCAGCGCCTGATCAGGCATCCGTGCAAGCTGCGAGGTGATCTGGTTGACGTTAATCATCTCAAGCCCCCATCTTCATCAGTGCCAGCTCGTTCAAGCCTGCGCGTGTCTTTTCTTTGTCCTTGATCGCGCCGCCTTTTTTGCGGTTGGCCAGCCCGTACATACCCGCCCCTGCCAAGCCCAGACCGGCAAGCTGCGAAGACATGCTAGGCTGTTGGGCGTACATTGTGTTAACCGTACCCATCGGCGTGCCGCGCAAGATGTTCGACATGAACTCCAACTGCTGGTACGGGTAGCGCTGCTCATTAAGGAAGTCTTGGTACCGCTGCGACAGGCGTTGCTGCTCCAGCGCTTGCTGCTGCGCACCGAACTGATTTTGCAGCCCGTAGATATCTTTTTGCTGCCCGAACTGCTGTTGACCAAGTTGCCCCAACTGCCCCGCGCCTTGAAGGGCAGTGCCCAAACCCTGTAGCCCGTAACCAGCGCCGTACTGGCGTGACTGCTCTCCAAGCTGCTGTCCGGCAAGGCCGTACTGTGCGCGTGCCTGCGCGGCAGTCATTGCCTGTCCCGCACCAAACTGACGCGACGCTTCACGCTGAGCCTGTGCCTGCTGGAACGCCTGCTGGTTGGCAAGCTGTGCTTGCAAATTCTGGCCCGAGCCAAGCTGCTGAATGCCAAGCTGAGCTGCCAAGTTTTGCTGCCCGGTGGTGAGCCCGGCTTGCTGGTTAGCCAGCGCCGCCTGCATCGCTTGGCCAGCGGTAAGCCCCTGGGTCTGAAGCTGTGCGGCTTGGTTCTGCACATTGGCTTGTTGTTCTGCGCTGAGATTTGCCAGCGACGTTTGCAGCCCAGTCTGAGTTCCGAGCTGCTGAACGCCTAAGTTAGCAGCAAGATTTTGCTGCCCAGTAGTAAGCCCCGCCGCTTGGTTGGCCTGCTGCGCAGCCATCTCCCGCTGCTGCTGAGTGTTGAACTGCTGCTGTGCGTTCTGGAACGCAGCCTGTTGGCCGGTGCCGTAGATGTCACTCTTGAGTTGGGCAAGATCGCGTGCAGCCGCAGCCTCTCTAACAGCGGTCCTACCACCGCCAAATGAACCACGCTGAATGGACTGCGCTCGTTCTTGCTTGGCTGCAAGTCCTGCTTGGCGCTCTGCTTCCCGAGTCTGCTTGTCCACCACGTTCTGCATGAACGGGTTCATGTACTGTTCGACATTTTGTCCCGTGTAGTCTTGCGTGGTGACGCGCTCGGCAGGCCCCATCTGATACCGCTGCAATTCAGGGTTGTAGCCCGTCTGCGCCGTGCCCATCATCGGTGCTCTGTAGTCGCCTCCGTACACACGCTCGGCGGGGCCCATCTGGTACTGCTGCAGCTCCGGTGCCTGCGCTTGCATCATGCCAAACTGCCCGGGTTGGTACTGTCCCGGAGCGCGAAATTGATTGCCGAAATAACCCGGTTGGTACTGCGTACTGAGGCCGCGCATGGCGGCGGTTTCTGCAATATTGGACGCCATCCCGGTCTGCCCAGGAACTTGCATACCGCCAACACCTTCGTAAGCCCGCTGTTGCAGCGGATCAAACCCCTGAATACGCTCACCGCCAGTGTAGGTGGGGAACTTAGAAGGGGCCATATCCGTGTATTGCTGGCCCGTCTCCGGGTTAATTACAGGGTTCCCCGAAGCATCTACTCGCGGCTTTTGTGATGTAGTTGCTGCCTGTGTCATTGCCAGCGTCTGCTGCGCATACGGCTTGGCCCACTCAGGTAGGTCCGCGATGTTGGTTTGCTGCGCAGGAGCGCCGCCGCCGCCGCTATCACCCCCGCCCAAACGCAGGATGTACCAATCGGGGTTAAACAGCCATTTAAAAACATTAAACATTTAAGTGCTCCTCGCGGTAAGCATCAAACCGCTCATGGAAAATAGCCTTCCACATCTCTGGTAAATGTAGCTTAGCTTGTTCAGCGCCCACACAGACATGTATTGCATACGCAATGATGTTGCCTGCGGCGTAGCGCAGCCCGTGTGCGATCTCAATACCGTGCGCATCTTTGCTTCGCTCATAGGCATTGGCCGTCTGGAACGACGACACGACAACAAGCCACATGGGCAAAATATCATTTTGGATGCTGCGGTAAAAAGGGTTTGCAGGCAAGTACACAAGCGCGGTTAAAAAGGCTTGGTTGATGGCGTCTTCCGGTACGTCTTTGTCTTTGTCAACCAGATCGTCCCAAGTGTGTGCAAGAAAAACAAACGCCCGATACATGTTCAGGGCGTCTTGGTTCCCTCCAAACCACTCAAGTTTGCCTTCTTGGATGTTCATGCTGGCAGGTATTTGTCAGCGCGGGAGTTAGCCGCCACTTTGTTCTTGCCGGTGGTTTTGCCGCGAGCGCTTTGGATGCGGTCCAGCATGGCGTAGAGCTTACGTGCACCGGCCTCGGTCGAGCCGTTACCCAGCTCAGAGACGATCCGCGCAGGCACCACAAACTCACCATCGGCAAGGCGTGCGGGCTGCTTGCTGCCGATCATGGCGGGGATGCTGTCGGAGACGCCATCACCAGGGCCCCTAAGCAAGCGGCCACCGTCGGAGTAGTCGCCAAGGTGTGAGATGCCGCCACGGGCCATACGCTGCATACCCGTCGAGTTATCAATACCCATATCAGAGACGCCGCCCCGTGCGTTCTGCATGTCGTACACATTCGCAGTAGACATTTCTTCAACCGGGCCGCCGCCAGCATACGCAATGTAGCGCGGATCAAAGTATTGACGTTGGCCAGAGACGGGGCCGGTGTAGCCTGCTTCGGGGTTCTCAATCTGCCCCGGCTCAAAACGGAATCGGTACGGGTTGGGCCCGCTCATGGGGATGTCGAGGGGCTTGGGCGGTTCCGGCATAAGCATAGGTGCTGCGGCGGCTGCCCCCAGTTTGAGCGCTTCTTTGCCCCCACCAATCGCGTTCATAAACGCCGAGCGCCCCGGAGCTTCTGTCAACCCCATTGCGCCAGAAGTCATGGACTGCACAGGCGTTTGTACAAAACCGGTAAATGCGCCCGGCGCTGTAGCGGCGCTTTGCCCAAGGGCTTCTAAACCGGCTTGACCAAAACCCTGGTTCTGTGCGGCCAGCATCGCTGCTTGCGATCCGGCCCCTGTTGCTGCGGGGACACCCATTGCGTTGGCGGTCGCGCCAAGCGTCTCCGCGCCAGCACCCATCAAGCCTGCGCCAATACCTGCGCCGCCGTAAGCACCGAGACCGGCCATGAGACCTTTGCTCAAACTGCCGGTACGCGCTGTTTCAAGGCCCCCAATCCCCAACCCGACCATCCAAGGCGCAGCAGCGCCGCCAGTAGCGGCGGTGATCCCGGCACCGATCAGCAGCGGCAGCATCTTGTCCAGAAAGCCCGCCTCGGGCAGACCTGTCTGCGGGTTGGTAGTAAGTGAGCCCCCACTAGCTTTGGCCAAAGCCTGCAACCCAACGACTTCGCGGGGGGACATGTGGACAAGTTGTGAATCGGGGCCGCGCCCTTGAGCAGCCATATGCTGCGCGGCAAGTTGTTGAAGGCTCATGTTTGCCTCACGGAAAAGGGGTTGATCGAGTCTATCATGGGGGGAGCGCGGAGACAAATGTCATTGTTGCCACCACAGACTGAGTAGACGGCTTAGTCGGTGTGCCGGAAGCGGCAAGGTGCTGAATGGACACGGCGGCGTTAGGCACAGACCAATAGATTTCTATGTACTGACCCGCCGTCATACTTAAAAAATAATTCCAACCAACAATTGCGTGTCCATCCGTACCTCCGTGCCTGCTTGGAATAGATACAAAGCCAGTTGACCCCGATATATCTACCCCGCTTTGTTTTAGCCAGATGTAAACATCTTGAACATTAGAGTCTGTGTTTACAAACTGCGCACTAAACTGCAAGTTGTAAATGCCCGCAGTGGCTACCGTGATTTTAGAACTTGAAATGCTTACACCATTGTTAAAATCCGTGGTGTTTAGCGTCATCAACGTGGCTACGTTTGCGGTAGTGGTCTGGTCTTGATCGCTGGAAAACGCGCCATACGGAACGGATAAAGTGTTCAACCGCGCCAGTACACCGTCAAGGCGGTTGAAATATAGACGCAGGATGTCCGCAAACTGATCGTGATACCGACTCTCGTATTCTTTTGGAGCCGCCGGTAGACGCGGCGCAGTAATCCGGTCAATCTGTAAGTCGGTTGTGACGATGAAGGTCATGCTACACCCCAGTGCAGGCGCTCAAGTTCTTTACGTGCTGCTGCGGCTTCTTCCAATGTTGTAAAACACTTTGAGTAATACTTTTTACTCTTCACTGTTATGGCGGCATAGTATTTCCCGCCATGGAAAAGAACGCCCGTGACGCCGGTTTTGCTCGCCTTTGGCACCCGGATATTCCTTGCTTGTACCGTTGGGGAGGCCCAGCGCACATTCCCGGGCTCGTAATTTCCCGCTGTGTCGATTCGATCAAACGTCTCTGCCCCAGACGGCTCCCCAACCTCTTGTGCAAACGTAGCGTAATCGTGCCACGGCGCATGCACGGAAACGCCTTTGTCGCCCCATCGCGGGTAGTCCTTGTCTGCTGGGTTATAGCATCGACGCATCATT